AGGAAATACTGTTGATATCAATATTAATCCTGGAGTTACTACTTCTATTGTTGTTAAGTATAATGATTTTAATAGAAGGTTAGTAATAGATCCTAGAACATTTGCTGCAGTAGATGTTAATAACAATGATAATTCTATTAAAATAGAAGATCATAGATTTAATACTGGTGATAAGGCAATTTGTAATATTGATTCAAATACGAGTAATCTTATTAATAATGGAATTTATTATATTGTAAAAATTGATAATAATAATATTAAATTATCTCCCTCATATTATCAATCCAAATTACTTAATCCAGTTACTTTTAATATTATTGGTGCAGATTCAGGATCATTCTCTGCTGTTAATCCTCATATAGATCTTTATAAAGATTCTACTGTAGAATTTGATGTTTCTGATCCTTCATTAGGATATGATAGTCAAGGAAGTTCTTATTCTGCATTTGAATTTAATTTCTATACTGATGATACTTTTACAGATCTATGGGAAAAAACTGCAGACAGTGTATCATTTGAAGTTAAGAAAACTGGTAAGATTGGTGTTTCTGCTGATGCAAAAGTTTCATTAACAGTCAATAAGAACATTCCTCAAAATTTATATTATAGACTTGAACCAATATATGAAAATAATTTACCTCTTGTTAAAAAAGAAATTGTAGTAGATGATGAAGTTGTTAGCGGTAGTCAGGTTGAAACTTTTGAAAGTAAGTTCAATGGAAATCATTCTATTGTTGTTGCTGTTGGATCAACGAATACCTTTGCTTATACTTTAAGTCAGTATCCAGAAAAAACAACTTATTCTACATTAACTTCTCTTATTCAATATGATACCAATTCTAAAACTGCATATGGTCCAGTTGCTGATTTCCAAATAAAAAATGGTGGGCAAAATTACTACTCTTTACCTGGAATTAATACAATAACAACTGAATTTGGTAGTAATGCTGTTATAAGTGTTGGAAGTTCTAGTATTGGTCGTATTAAGAAAACAAAGATACAAAATATTGGTTTTAATTTCCCATCTGATACTACTTTAAGACCAACTGTAGCATTACCTCAAGTAATGCAGTTGAAGTCTTTGGCATCTATTGGATCTATTGGAATTGCTTCAGTAGGAAAAGGATATGCTGTTGCTCCAACATTATTATTATTTGATGGGGAGACTAAAAAGCAAGTTAAAGATATAGATTTGCAGTATACATTAGGTGATCCTCAAGTTAAGATTCTCAATAACACTACAGGTATAAGTCCAGTTAATCCAATTATTATACCTACAGGCAACTCTAATGGTGTTGGTATTAGTACAGTTGGATTTAATACTACTACTAAAGATGTAACACTTACTTTATCGGTAGGATTTAGCACTGCAAATACATTCCCATTTGAGGTAAATGATAAAGTTTTAATTGAGAATGTTAGTATTGGTATTGGGTCTACTGGTAGAGGATTTAACTCTGCTGAATATGATTATAAGTTATTCACAATAACTGCTGTTGATCAGAATTATGGTGGTATTGGAATTGTTACTTATAGTTTAGCTGATGAATTAATTGGAGCAGAATATCCTGGCACATATAATCCATTTAACTCTGCTGCTGCACGAATAATACCTCAAAAGTATTTCCCATCATTTAGTGTTAATTTATCTTCTAATGAATATTTGGTTGGAGAAACTGTTACTTCAAAATCTAAAGAAGGATATGATGTATCAGGAAAGGTTGAAACTTGGGATGTTGAGAATGAAATTCTAGTTGTTTCTGGAACTAGTGGGTTTACTGAAGGTGAAATTATTAAAGGAGATTCTTCCAATACACAAGGTGTTGCTTCTTCAATATCATCATATAAATCTGATCTTAATATAGATGCATTTTCTAAAGTAGAGAATGGATGGCAAACTGATTCTGGAGTTCTTAACTTATCACAACAAAGGTTGCAAGATAATGATTATTATCAAAACTTCTCTTATGCATTACGATCTGCAGTATCATTTAATGTTTGGGAAGATGTTGTAAGTAGTATAAACCATACTTTAGGATATAAGAAATTCTCTGATTATCAATTAGATTCTACTGCAACAGATGCTTCCTCTATGATTGTTGGTTTAACAACAGCAACCACAGAAGTTGATCCTGTTCATGATTTAGTTGGTATTGGAAATTTAAATACTTTTAGTGATTTTGATTTAGTTAAAGAAAATTCATTAGTTGTTCCAGGTAGTATTCTTTCAGATGAGATGATATTCTCTAGTAGAATATTGCAGGATTATGAAGAATCTATAGGTAACAGGGTTCTTACAATTGATGATATGAGTGGATCATTTAATAGTCATCCACGAGCAACACCTTTTAGTGTTGTTGAAAGATTTAAATTATCTGAACATAGAGCACAAAAATATATTTGTTATATTAGAGATAAGAGATTTTATGGTCAAAGACAACTTATGGTTGTTGATTTGATTCATGATGGATCTTTTGGATATATTCAACAATATGGAAGAGTTGAAACTGTTTATGATCAAGGTTCATTTGATTTCTCAATTATTGGATCAGAAGGACAGTTATTATTCTATCCAACTAGATCTGCAGTCAATGATTATGAAGTTGTTGCACTTTCATACAATCTTGATGATAACCTTTTAGGAATTGGAACTACTTCTGTTGGAACTACATTAATTGACTCTCATAGTGTTAATGTTCCAAAGGCAAATCCATCCACTAATATTGTTTCTATTGGTAATACCTATAGATCTGCAAAAGTTCTTGTAGAGGTTACTGCAGATAGTGAATATGTTGGAGTATATGATGAATTTGGAATGGTTGAACTTAATTTAGTTCATGATGGAACAGAAGTTGATATGTTAGATTATGCAGAAATGACAACTTCTTTGAATCATACTAATGTAAGTGGTTTTGGAACATTCTCTGCATATATTGATGGTTCAGATGTTAAAGTAGATTTCCATCCTAATGCAATCGGAATAGGCACTACAGCAGTTGTTAATGCCGTTGTAGTAGCACAATCTAATGAGTCTACTACATCAGAGTCTGGTATAGATTTGAAACATGCTAGACTAGAAAGTAGATCTACAAATATACCTGCTTCAGGATCTCCTACTCCACAAGTGGTTGGTGATTATTCTGATGATTATGATGCTGCATATTTTGTAATTCAAGTTTCTGATACAAGTAATGGTGAATATGGAATATCAGAATTGATAGTTGTTGATGATTATGATATAACTTATGGAACAGGTCAAACTTATGATACTGATGAATATGCTGTAGTTACTACATCTGGTGGACAAGGTATTGCTGGATTAGGAACTTTCTATACTGGTATTTCTACTAATAACGTTGTTGCTGGTGGTGGTGCAGTTGGAGTTGCAGGAACGACTCAATTGATCTTTACACCTCTTCCTAATGTTGCAACAAACGTTAAAGTCTTTATGAATGCGTTTAGGTATCAAGATGATGCTCATACTAATATTGACTTTAATAACTCTTCAATCCAAGTAAGATCTTCTGATTATACTGGTACTGATAGAGACATTAAGAGAGCATTTAATTTAACACACAATCAAGATACTATTTTTGAAAGAAGTTTTGAAGGTAATGATTCTACTATCATAGACATAACTGATGATACTATTGAGATACCTAATCATTTCTTTGTTAGTGGTGAGAAGATTAAGTATGTTCATGCTGGTGCAGGAACTACTCAAGCAATCGGTATAGCAAACACTAATGGATTTGCTGGTATAGGATTTACCAATAAACTACCAAATGAAGTATTTGCAATTAAGGTAGATGATAATTTTATTAAAGTTACTGATAGTGCTAGAAAAGCACTTCTTTCAGTTCCTGAATCTGTTAGTTTAACTAATGTTGGTATTGGAACATCTCATAGATTTGTAGCAACAAATGGCAATGCTAAAGTTTTACTTTGTTTGGATAATATTGTCCAGTCACCAATTGTATCAACTGCAGTAACAACAACTCTTGCAAGAGAGATGTTTACTACAGACGACCTTATAAAATTAAGTGGAATAACATCTATATTTGGTGGTGATCTGTTAAGAGTAAATGAAGAGATAATAAAGATTGAATCTGTTGGAGTCGGAAGCACTAATGTTTTACGAGTTCGTAGACAATGGATGGGAACTAACCTATCAGGGCATTCTACCGATACAATGGTGACTAAAGTTAATGGAAACTACAATATTACAGAAAATATTCTTAATTTTGTCGAAGCACCTTATGGTAAGATTCCATTAAGCACAACTACCAATCCACCTGATTCTAGAGACTGGAGTGGAATATCAACTAGTTCTAGTTTCCAAGGAAGATCGTTTATGAGATCTGGTGTTCCTAATACAGTTAATGATACTTATTATAAGAACCTTGTATTTGATGATATTTCTGCTGAATTTAATGGAATCAATAAAGACTTTGATTTAGAATCTGACGGCAATAATATTACAGGAATTGCAACTGAAAATGCTGTTATATTAATTAATGACGTATTCCAAGGACCAATTCTCAATTATAACCTAAATGAGAATCTAGGAATAACCAGTATTCAGTTTACTGGTGCTGCTTCATCTACAACAGATGCAAATGTAACTTCTCTACCTCTTGGTGGTGTTATTCTTTCTGTTGGATCTACAGAAGGGTTTGGTTATCAACCATTAGTTGCTGCTGGTGGAACTGCAGTAGTATCTGCTGGTGGAACTATTCTTTCTATTGGTCTTGGTAATACTGGATCTGGTTATCGCTCTGGTGTTCAGACTGTAGGTGTTTCTGTTCAACAGAGAAATGTAGAAACTACATCAATAACTTCTATAGGAACTGCTTCTATTGCTAGTGGACATATAACTGGTGTTGCGGTTACAAACTGGAATGCATTCTATAAACCAAGAGATGTTAGACAAGCTTCTTACACTCATACAACTGGTATAACAACTATTACAACTGCAACACCTCATGGATTGTCCTTGGGTGATGAGGTTAAATTATCTGGTATTGCATTTACATGCACATACTCTAGTGCGGCTACAAGAGATGTTCAAACTGCAACTTATAATAATACCAATGGCACTATGACAGTTACTACTTCAACTCCTCATGGGTTGAAAGTAGGTAAAGATGTAATTTTAACTGGACTTGCATTTACATGTGGATTGGATAATGGTGCTTCAGATCATTACTATCCTAGAAATAGAGATAGATTTTATGACACTGCAATTTCTATTGGCACAACAACTAATACAACTATTAGTGTTAATGTAACTGCAGCAAAGGATTTAGATCAATATGTTCATCAATTTGTTAGTGCATCTACAGGTGCAGTTGTTACAGGTGGTTCTTATAATCATCAATTTATAGGAACTGCTGATGATGCAATTATATCTGGTGGTGCTTATAACCATACATTTGTAAGTGCTACTACAGGTGGCGTAACAGTTGGTGTTGGCACTACTACTCCAACAAGTGCAACTTATGATGCAAATACAGGAGACATGGTATTAACCATTCCTGGTCATGGAGCAATAGTTGGTGCTGCTGTAAGTTTTGCGATTGGATCAATAACATTCAGTTGTGAAATGGATGGAAATACTTCTAATAAGGCATATCCACGTTCAACTGATCCAATTGTAGCAATTGGTTCTACAGTAATTACATCCTCAACTAATAATACTATTACTGTTAATGTTGGAACATCAAAAACCGTAACTCATGATGTTACTGATGCTTCTTATGATCCAGCAAACGGTACTTTAATATTAACAAGTCCAAATCATGGTCTAAAATCTGGAGTGTCTATTAGGATACCAGACAATGCTTTGACATTTACTTGTGATATGGATGCACATAGCACTAAACACACATATCCAAGAAGCACTGATCCAATAGCAAATACTGCTGTTTCTATTGCTTCTACAACTGATAACACTCTTACAATTAATGTTGGAGCATCACCTGAAGTTAAGTATAATGTAAGTGCTGCTTCATATAATGCAGGAACAGGTCAATTAGATCTTACAATTGGTTCTCATGGATTAACTGCTGGAACTAGTATTAAGATAGCAAAAGAATCTTTGATATTTAAGTGCTCTAAAGATAATTATGCAACCGAGCACAAATATCCAAGAGCAGGTGATCCTGGATATAATGGATTAAAGGTTATTGGTGTTAATAGTCCTACCAAGTTTGATGTAAATGTTGGAGTTTCAACTGTTCCTACATTCTATAAGTCTGGTGGTAAAGTTCAGGGAGTTATTATAGCACCTAGAGATGTTAATAATTCAGCAAGTGGAACAGATCCTGCTGCTGGTGGAACAAATGTATTAGGAATTATTAATAACTATTCATTTACTATTAATAGTGGAATTTCTACAACTCCACATTTCTATGCTAGAGGTGGAACAGTAGAAAAACCATTAGATGTCATAATTGATGAACCACTTTCTTATACAAATATTCCTCTTGTTTATAGTTCCGATTCTGTTAGTGGAGTTGGTTCAGGTGGATCTGTTGATGTTGTAGTTGGACAAGGTTCAAGTGTAACTGACTTTAGTATAACGAATACTGGATATGGTTATGGTATAGGTGAAATTTTAAGACTTCCTATCGGTGGAGCAACTGGAATACCTACTACTTCAACTTATAAGGAATTCCAACTTACTATAGATGAGATATTTACTGATGAATTTACAGGATGGTCTTTAGGAACTTTACAACCATTAGATACACCACAAAATGAATTTGATGGTGATACAATGACTTTCCAGATGAAGTTAAATGATAACATTGTTTCTATTAGAGCTGCTAAAGGATCCAAGATTGATGTTCAAGATGTTATTCTTGTATTTGTAAATGATATTCTTCAAGTTCCTGGTAAAGGATATACATTTGAAGGTGGAAGTCTAATCACATTTACAGAACCACCTAAAGCAGGTGATACTTGTAAGATTATCTTCTATAAAGGAAGTGGTGGTATTGATGTTAAGACTAGAGATATTATTGAAACAGTTAAGATTGGTGATGATTTACAAATAACTTATGATTCTGATAAAGGGCAACAACCTTGGTTAGAAGAAGATAAGAGATCTGTAATGAGAGTTGATTCTACTGATATTGTTACTACTAACCCTTATTTTGGACCAGGAAATACTGAAGATGAAACTTTAGTAAGACCTGTTAATTGGAGTAAGCAAACTGAAGATAGGATTATTAATGATCTTGAAATTGGTAAAGATAGAGAATTATATGAACCAAATGTATATCCAGCAGCATCTATTATTAAATCTGTTGGAATTGGATCAACAACGATTTATGTTGACAATGTAAGACCATTCTTTGATCCTACAAATGAAAATCCTGATCAAGATATTCGTGCAACTTTACAAGATAAGATTACTATAGTTAATCAAGATCTTAAAGTTGGAGCACTTGCTTCTGCAACAATCTCTAACGGTGCAGTAGATTCTATCTCATTATCAAATATTGGTGATGGTTATGGTTCAGTTCCTAATGTTTCTATCCAGACTCCTGTTGGACTTGGATCAACTGCTACAGCAACTGCAGTAGTTACTAATGATACTGTTACTTCTATTAATGTATCTTACGGTGGAACTGGTTATACAACTGCTCCACAAGTTCTTATTGATCCACCTCCACTAGTATCAGAAACTAATGATGTTCTTTCATACAATGGAGATTCAGGAACTGTAGTTGGATTTGGAACAACAGTTGCTTCTAATATTGATAAGTTAATCTTTGATTTCCATATTCCACAAAACTCTTACTTTAGAGATTCTAGTATTGTAGGAACTGCAATAACAGTTAGTGGAATTAGTGTTGGTGATTACTTTGTTATTGATAATTCTAATGTTGGATTTGCTGAAACTGCAATAGTATCAAGAGGTATTGATAATACTGCAGTTGGAACTGGTATATCATTCTTTGATAATGTTTATCAGGTTGAGTCAGCAACTGTTGTAAGCATTGCTAATACTAGCATTGGAATTTCTACAGTTGGAACAGCACTAACTAGTATTGTTAGAGTAGAAACTAGAATAAGTGGACTTTCTACTTTCAATTTCTCTAATAGTCAAGCATATTGGGATTCCACAGTATACACTTTCGATAATAGCGGTGAGGCTATTACACAAGGAGTTGGGTATACAGGTGGATTCATGAATCGTCCATTCTTGGGCAACTTTAGTTGGGGTAGAATAGAACTCCAAGGTAGATCTGAACTTAATGCATATCCTTTCTATGGAGAGGGTGGAGTACTTGGAATATCAACTTCTGCTTTGGTTACTAGAACTACACAACTAAAATCTAAAAATTATGATACATAATAATCTTCTAAATATTTCAAACCCAGAGTCTCAATAATGTCAAAAGTAGGGATAAATACAGGTTCGGCCCCGAATGCGGGGGACGGTAGTAGTCTGTTAGCTGGTGCTAATGCAATTAATGATAACTTTAATGAATTATATGCTCTTTTAGGTGATGGTTCAACTTTAGTATCTGGAGTCGCAACGGTAACTGGTGGTGATATAGATGTAACTGGAATTGTAACTGCTTCTAACTTTAGTGGTTCAGGTGCAGGTCTTACATCATTACAATCACCCCAGTTAACAGGTTCTCTTCCTGCTATTGACGGTAAATCATTAACTGGAATCGTAACTACTATTGTTGCAGGAACAAATATATCGGTTTCTGGTAATGGAACTGGTTCTGTTACAGTTTCTGCTTCTGGTGGTGGTGCTTCTGGTAATACGGTTGTTATTAAAGATGATGGTAGCACAGTTGGTGCTGCTGGAACAA